GCCTTCTTCTTCAAAATCCTCAAAAGCGCAAATAATTTCATCTGCATCAAATTCTGTCCCTATTAAGTTTTCTAAATTTTTTAACACCTTTTCTACTGTCATGATTTGTACCTCCATTCTTATAACTGTTTTTGATTATGTTTTCTTGTTTGTGATTCAATAATAATCGAAAATGATTATAATATCAAGAGAAAAAATAATTATTTTTGATTATTTAATTTTGATATTGATTTATTCATAATCAAATGTTATTATTTTTGCGAGGTGATAAAGAAATGGGAGCAAGTAAGCAAATCAAACAAGTAATGATCGAGAAAAATATAAAAGTGGGGGAACTTGCGGATAGAATCGGGATGAAGCCGCAGCCATTAAGTAATAAACTTTTTAGAGATACCATGAGCTTTTCCGATGTCGAGCAGATCGCGGCTGCGTTGGGCTGTGATGTTAAAATAGTGGACCGGGAAACTGGGAAAGAGTTCTGATGCCTCTTATTTTTGCAATGATGATATATGACGCAAAACAAAACACGTGTGGATTGCGTCCATAGGGTACAAGGGCAAGCAGTACAGACTAAAGCGGACAAAAGATTTGGATGCAGCCATAAAAGCCCGGAAAGAAGCGGAAGAAGCAGTAAAAAACGGAGATTTTGAAAAGTGGTGAATAAAAGAAAACCCGAATAAAGAAATAAGCTGAGAGGGCAAGCAAAGTCCTCCCAGCTTTTTATTTTTGATGATGTATGACACGAAATTTTGATCGGAGTAAAAGTATCCGGCATATGTGTGTTGCATTTTGTGTTGCATACTTACACATAATGATGTAAAATCGAATAAAATCATAATATGACACACACATATATATGCCTTAAAATGGCTTAAAATCAATAGATGCCGTAAATATAGGGTTTTAGGCAGATATCCTAAACGAGTTCAAATCCGGTTCGCGCCTTTCAAGAATCCTTGAAAATCAAGGGTTCTTTTTTTATGTGTTGCATTTTGTGTTGCACAATTCTGAAAAATGCTTGTTGGCAATATCTGTCATACGGGCTTGTCTGTCCTGCATCGTGTGACGGTAGACATCTTTTAAAACTCCGTCGGAACTCCACCCGCCACGCTGCATGATGTATGCATCCGGGATTCCCAGTGCGTGCTGCACGCTGGCAGAATAATGCCGGAGGTCGTGAAAGCGAAAATGCGGGATGCCTGCTTGCTTTAAAATTCGGGTAAACTTGTTGGAGATATGATCCGGGGTTAGCCCTACGATTCTACCAGAGCGACCCTCCCATTTTTCTGCAACAAAATCTGGATATTCAATGTATCGGTCTCCTGCATAACTTTTTGGAGCTTTAATGACCCACTTGTGTTCTGCCGTAATTACCATATTCTCCGAAACGTGCACAGTGTTACCGTTTATATTCGAGCTGTTCAGGGCGCATATCTCTCCACGGCGCATCGGTCCGAATGCAGCCAGAAGAATAGGAAGCTCCATTTCTGTCCCCTCTACGGCAGACATAAGCATTTTAACGTCATTGTCAGTCGGGACGTATAGGTTTGGACGTTTTTTCTGTGGCAGCCTTGTATTTAATGCAAATTCCGGTCGCTCCTCCTTCAGGACGGCACTGATAAGCCCATGAGTATTTCGCACTGTTTTTGGCGAGTGCTTTTTGGCGTCCTCGTTTACAATCCTTTGTATCATGTCCTGCGTTATCTCAGATATCTGCACAGGCATTAGGGACTGTATCTCATTCTTCCGAATCCGTTTGTAATCCATAACCGTTCTGGGCGAGAGAACAGCGCTCCGGTCTTCAATGTACTTATCCAGCGCTTCACCGAAAGTGATTTTTTTACAAGTCAGGTCGATGCTTTTCTTCATCTGATAGTCAGCCGCCAGAAATTCTGCTTCCTTCTTTGTGGGCGCCGTAAATGATTTATAACGCCGTTTGCCGTCCTGGTCCGTGTGAGAGTACACCAGAATCCGCCACGATCCAGACGGGAGTTTTTTTGCTGTTGCCATAGTTAATCCTCCTTTTAGGTATAAAAAATACACCTATGCAGGTGTAGGAGGCTGTGGTATACTTTTCTTGCGAGGGAAAACATACCACCACCTCACGTGCTGTATAGTTTTCTTGATTGCCCCGGTGTTACCAGCATCGGGGCTTTATTATTTTAATTAAACATAGTAGGGATTGGGCTTAAACAAGATTGAGATTGTATCTACAAACCAGCCAACACCGAAAAGACCAATCGTGCAAAGGTACAGAATGCCCATTCCAGTTTTACCTTCATAGAATTTATGAGCGCCGATCCAACCGAGAAACAGGCACAGGAAGAATGCTGTCCACTTGTTTACTTTCTTTCCTGACCTGTACCGTGCAGACAGGGAAGATGATGCAGACGCGCTGTTATTGTTATTGTTGTTATTATTGTTGTTTATGATGATATTTTTATCATCTTTTAGGCTGCCGACCTGCTTTCCACAGTGCGGACACACTACACAGTCAACGTCTATGCGCTCTCCACAGTTCTGACAAAATTTTTTTGCGACCGGAGCGCCGCAGTTGGGGCAAGAAGAAGCCTGGCTTGATATTTCTTTCCCACATTCTGGACATGTGATAAGTGCCATTTTTATTGTCCTCCTCATATTGGTTATTTGTTGATCGCCGCAGCGATATAACCGTGTGTAACATTCTGTCAAACCCTGCGCTGGCTGTCGTTTTTTGCCGCGTAGGTTCGACGCTTCACCGCGTTTCCCTGTACGCATCTGTTGAAATATATATTGCCTTGTGTTAATATATAATCAAACAAATGTTCGTGTTGGGAGGGATGCACGATGGACTACAAACAGCTCATTAAAAATATGGTCGATGAGATTAACAATGAGGTCTTTTTAAAAAAGATATATTCATTTGTTAAAGTTTTCATCGAAAAGTAAGGGGTGGGAGCAGCTTTTAAGGTTGCTCCCTTTCCTTATATTTTGTTGCCATTGCATAGGCGATTTTCCGCAGCGCTTCCTTTGATGTTTCGTCAAGCTCCATATATACCTCTATCAAGTCCTTTATAAAGGTGTCGTCGCCCTTTGAGATCTGTCCGAGGTATCCTTCCAGTTTGTCACTTGCAGGTAGGTACATCGGTTCATTCCCATTCCTGATCCAGTCTTCATTTACGCCGAATTCTCTGCATATTGAGAATATGATAGCATTTGTAGGTTCGCGCCGCCCAATTTCATAATTTGCAATGCTGTTTCTTGCTAAGCCCAGTCGTTTTGCAAACTCTTCTTGTGTATATCCAAGTTCTGATCTCAATATTTTCAAGCGTTCTTTCATTATCTATCACCACCTTCCTGCCTTTACACTTATCATATCAGAAAAAAGTGCCATTGTCAACAAAATAGTTATTGACAAGAGTGTCAATGGGACGTATAATTGTGTCATAAGATACAAAGCGAGGTGATAAAAGTGAACATGTTGAAAGACGTAATAACAGCGGACGAGCAGGAAGAAATCAAGGAATTTGTTTCAATTCTCCTGCTTCTTCCGAAAGAAGACCGGGCGGTGCTGCTTTCTAACGCGAACGCTTTCCGGGTTCGCAGAGACTTAGAAAAAGCAGTAAGCGGCGACGAGGGGAGGTGAGAAAGTGAATGATGAACGCAATGGAATTTAATAAAGCCGTCAGCAAGCACTGCAAAGACATGTCTGGGGATTGCTGCAAATGCGACTTACGGCTTTATTGTTACCTATCTCCAAGCGAAAGATGTGATGAGTTGATTAGCCTGGTTATTAGCTTTTTGCATAACTGCACGGAAAACCAAACTCCGTATTCCCATCACAGTGCGGCTTCTTATCCTTGTATTCATGATATGGACATGAGCAACGCACTAGGCGCTTCTTGCCATCAACAATCTCGTAATCCTCAAGAATAGTTACATTTTTGTTGATTTTATGGCAATGATAGAGTCTCGATGACAATTCCAACGCCTGCACACTCCTTTCTGTGTACTCGGATCTGGCAGGATCCTGTGAGTACAGTATAGGACGGAGATAAGCAGGAAACAAGAGACAGGAGGTGTGGATATTAACGAAAGAGAAGATAGCTTTGCTGTAGAGGTTATCGGAGAAGCAAAGCGGGATGCAAAGAAATGGCGCATAGCGTGGGGAATCACGATGGCCGCGCTGATCTTAACAAATCTATATTGGATGTGGAGGTGAAAGAGATGCCGAAAGCAAAAGCACTTGGGATGTACGCAGACCGCAAAGAAGCTGTGCGGCGGGTTATCAACATTGGATTAGCCCGCAGCGGACTGACCGGTATAGACCTTGATCGCCGGAATATCATAAACAGATACACCCTCGTAAAGCGAAAAGCAGAGGGCGAAACAATCCGGTTGGGAGAGATCTGGGCGCTTGACAGAGTGTTACATTTTACAGATGACGAGATTTTACAGATGTTCGGGAGAGGAGAGTAAGGTGGACAAGCTATGGAAGATTTAATGCTCGGAATTGGGACAAACTGCATAACAGCGGCATTGATCCTGTGGGAAACCACAGACCTGCAGTGGTTCCCGACGACGCTGGCAATTACCGCAGCGGCAGCGTTTCTGATCGGGGCGCGGGAGCTGGTAAAAAAAAATGATGCAGAGCTGTGATCTTGGCGGATTGGCTCTGCATCGAACGATCTTTATATAAAGATCATTTTTATTATAACCGAGAAATGGAGAAAAAGCAATGGAAGCTGTAACGCCAATTATTTCTCTGCAGGCAGGGAAGATCATTTTTAACTTTGAAGAGCTGAAAGCGTACTTACAGTCATTTTTGGATGAGTACAAAAATGCAGTTTATACCGAAGAAAGCAAGACATATGCAAAAAAGGATGTCGCGCATCTTCGGGCAATGAAAAAAGAGGTTGCAGATCGGGTAAAAGAAGCAAAAAAGGAATACATGGCGCAATGGGAAGCCTTTGAACCTTTGGTTAAAGAGCTGCTCGCCATGTTTGATGAGCCGATCAACCTTATTGACGGGCAGATTAAGGGATTCGAGGAAGACCGGATTGCCCGAAAAAAAGAACTGATCCAGTCCATCTATGAAGAGCTTGTCGGAGAGCTTGCGGAAATCATTCCGCTGGATCGGATTTATAACAAAAAGTGGGACAATGCCACAACAAAAGAGAAAGCAATCCGGGACGAAATCGTTTCACAGGCGACGGCGGCACGGATCGCACTAGATACCATCCGAGGGATGCGCTCGGATGCCGAATCTAAAGCGCTGGATGTATACAAGCAGACTTTAAGCCTGCCGGAAGCGATCGCTTGCATTAACGCCTACGAGGCGCAGAAAGCAGAAATCCTCCGCAAGGAGCAGGAGCAACAGCGTGAGGCGGAGCTGGAGCGCATTCGCCGGGAAGAGCGTGAGAAACTGGAAGCCGAACGGAAAGCGCTGGAAGAACGGGAAGCGCAGCGCCGGGCGGCAGAGGAAGCCCTCGAAGCACAGCGCAGACAGCTGGAAGCAGAGAAACAGGCAGCTGTAGAGCAGGCGCGGGAAACTGGGGCACAGGAAGTTATCGAAAGCCTGACTCCGGACGCAGAAAATGACACGCGGCTCTATGAATACAGAGTGGCATTGTCAGGGAAAGGCAAAGAAGCATTTGAAATGTATCTGGACAGTGTTGGAATCGACTGGGAGATGATTTGATGGAAAACATGACTATCTACGACGCTTGCCGCAGCGTCCCGGAAACCGCGAAAAAGGCGATCACGGCGGGACGGCTGAAAGGCAAGACCGACATAAATCCGATGTGGCGTATTAAGCGCCTGACGGAACAGTTCGGACCCTGCGGAATTGGCTGGTATTACAAACCAGTTCGGAAATGGATGGAAACGCACGGAGACGAAATCGCAGCGTTTGTGGACATCGAACTGTATGTAAAGATCGGAGGAGAGTGGTCGATGCCGATCGCCGGAACCGGCGGCAGTATGTTCGCAGCGCGGCAGAAAGACGGCGTTTATGTATCGGACGAGTGTTACAAGATGGCGACCACGGACGCGATCTCTGTAGCCTGCAAACAGCTCGGCGTCGGAGCAGACGTCTACTGGGATGCAGACCGGACAAAATACGATGATCCGAAAGCGCCAACCACTATGCAGCAGGCAGAAACCCCGGTAGATAAGCAGCGGGCAGAGTTGATCGGGCAGATGCAGGCGGAGCTGCAGCGCACCGGATACGGTGCGAAAGCCGTCCTGAAAACATACAAAGCGTCCGATTTGGGGAGCCTAAGTAACTTGCAGATTAAAGACTGCATCAAGAGGCTTAAAGGCTTGCCCGATAGGGAGGCAAGTGCATGAGGTGTATGGCAGAAATTGCCGACATCGGCATGACGATCGATAAAAAGCTCCGTCTGACCCTGAATCTGCAGGGAGCATCGCTGGTGCAGCTGGTGCAGCTGCAAAAAGACGGGAAGCTGGACATGAACCTGAAAAAGCACTCCGATAAGCGCAGCCTTGACGCAAACGCTTACTACTGGAAACTGCTGGGAGAGCTTGCAAAAGTCCTGCAGACCAGCAACGAAGAGCTACATAACCAGCTTTTAGACAGTTATGGGACACTGGCAGAGGACGAGGACGGTAACTGCATTATCCACTTTTTACCGGAGACAGAGGACTACCTGCGATACAAACATGAGCATTACAAGCCGACCGGAATCATTGTTGAATTTGAGGGCGTGCGGTATTGCAAGTGTTACCGCATTAAGGGATCCAGCCAGTATAACACGCAAGAAATGTCCCGACTGATAGACGGGCTTGTAGCTGATTGCAAGGAATGTGGAATTGAAACCCTGCCACCGGAAGAACTGGAAAGGATGATGGTGCAATATGCGAAAAAGCACGATGTCACGTCGATTGGAGTTTAGCCCGGGAATCCGCCGGAAGATTATAGAGCGGGATCAGGAATGCTTTTTTTGCAGGCGGTTTTACCATATGGAGCACGCGCTTCCGGGTGATCTTGTACCAAAGGATATAATGCACATCGTAGCCCGCAGTCACTTAGGTTTAGGCGTGGAACAGAACGGTGTGCTTGGATGCAGATACCATCACAATTTGCTGGATAACGGCAACAAGGGTTTGCACAAGGAGATGGATAGTATGCTGCAGGACTACATGCGGGAGCTTTATCCCGGATGGACGCCGGACAGCGTTACCTATCATAAATGGTTGTAACACCAGCCCCGGCGGGGCGAAAGAAACTGCTGATTCGGGCTTGTTGGGGAATATATATCACGGCTGTGACGGGCACCTCCTGTTACCCCAGCGCCGGGGGCAAGCGGCGCATCCCTAACTGGAGAAAGATCATGAATATTTTAGATTACATCCCGACCGGGCATAAAAATGCTGTTTCCAGACGATGGCTGCAGACCACAACACACATGAGTGATCGGATGGTGCGGCGGCTGATTGCAGAAGTAAATAAAAACGACTGCGATGCGGAGCTGATTTTCAATCTGCAGGATGGTAAAGGGTATTTTAGACCGGCGGAAGATGAAAAGAATCTGGTTCGAAACTGGATGGCAATAGAAAGCTCCAGAACGGCGGAGAATCGCATGAATGTGGATGCAGCGAAACGGTATCTACGAAAAGATAAGAAGCCACGGGAAAATGAGTTGGAAAAGAACCAGATCACGATGGATGAATGGAGGCGGATAAGATGCCAAACAGGATTTTAAAGGAGAGTATCTGCCGATCCGATACCATAGACCAGCTGAGCTGGTTCGAAGAAGTCCTGTTCTACCGATTGATCGTATCGTGCGACGATTATGGAAGATTTGACGGAAGACCTGCGATTATCCGCGGGACATGCTTTCCGCTAAAGGATATTACAAATAAGACGATTGCTGATGCCCTGCAGAAGTTGACGTCTGTAGGCTTGGTCCGAGAATATTACGTTCAGGGACGACCGTACTTACACATGGTAACTTGGGGAGATCACCAGCAAGTAAGAGCAAAGAAAAGCAAATATCCTGCAGAAGAAAACAACTGCGAGAATCTGCAATCATCTGATATCAATTGCAATCAGATGATATCAGGTGATTGCAATAGTCCTCGTAATCCAATCCAATCCGAATACGAATCCAAAACAATATCGCGCGAGGAAACTGAGCGGTTTGAGGACTTTGCGGCGGCTTACCCGAAAGCAGGTGCAGATCTTCCGGGAGTGGCTGCGGAATACCTGAATACCCTGCGTATGGGTGTGACTGCTGAGGATCTTGTACAGGCGGCAAAGAACTATTCCGAAGCCTGCCAGATACGCGAGACACAGCCGCAATATATTCTAAATGCCGAAAATTTTCTGCGGAAGCTGAAATTTGACGAATATCTGCCGGAGAAGTACAAGAAGCCGAAGCCGCCAAAGCGGCAGCAGACCAACGTTGACCAGTATAACCAGTTCATGAAAGCTGACTACGACATGGACAGCCTGGAAGCTGTCCTGCTGGGAAAGTGAGGCGGGTATGAGAGCAATAAAGGATTGTGCCTATCCGGTCTGTGAGACCTGCCAGCATCCAGACTGCATCATGTCTGGCACGGATATAAGGGCGCTGTTAAAGCGTCGGCAGCGGCAGGCAGACCCGGAAGTATACCGGCAGAAACAGCGGGACTACAGAAGCAGGATAAAAGCAACACTGCCGCACTGCGATGGCTGCGAATCCTGCGTACTGGTCCGCAAAGAGAAACAGGACGGATACCGGAGACTGTGCATTGCAGAGATGCGCCTGATCGAACAAAAGGTAGCAAACAGTCCGCAGTGGTGCAAGAAGAGAGGAAAGCGGAATGGGACGAAAGATAATCTTGTACGACCTGTACAAGAACGATGAGTACCAGGGACGGTACAAAGCAAAAGAGCTTATGTATTTGCTGGGCATGTCCCGAGAAACCATAGCCAGCCGGGTTTACCACGGGGTAAAAACAAAGGATGGCTACGAGATTATGAGGGCGGAGCCGGACGGATGGGCAGAGAGCTGGGAGCGGGCATGTGCACCGCTTAGGAGGTAAAAATGCGAAAGATAATAACTGTATTAGTAGTCCTGGCAGGTGTGCTATTGTACCGGATTTATAAAGCCGGAGAAAGCATTGTCCTGGAGCAGGACACTGACAGGATAGGACAAAGGAGACAAGACAATGGCAATATGGATTAAAACGCCGCCGGATGCCGAACCGGTATGGATGGCGGCAGATAACAGGATCAGGGAGCTGGCGCTCTCAATCGAACGGTGTGCAGGTATCGCACCGGATGCAGATGGGCTTCGGCAAATTCGGGAATGGGCAACAGAGATTGTTTGCCAGTGCGACATGGTGGAGCGTGTGCAGAAACAGGCAGAACCGGCGTGGAAAAGCGAGCTGCAAAATGCGTTCCTGCGAGGCAGCAGGATGTAAGGAGGCATACGATGACGTTGGGAGAATTAGAGAAGATTATTAACGGATTGGATTGAATATAAAAAAGGAGAGTAAACATGAAAGTTACTATTGATCTGGAGAATTTAGAACATCTTGTGCAGAATTCCATCGAAGAAAATATTGAGACTGTTGTGAGAAAGCAAGTCGATAATGTTGTAAGGAAAATGACGGAAGAAGTAGCCAAAGGCGCAATTGAAGACAAGGTTTCGGAAAGTTTTCAACGATTTGTCGATGAGTATATTACAAACACCAAAATTAAGATTGGTGGCGGTTATTGGGACGACTCTGAGGCGCGCGAATACACTGTTGAGGAGTACATCAAAAAGCAGCTCAAAGAAAAACTTGAATCAAATTCTCTTAGGGTTAAGGCGTCTAGATATAATAGCGAATATAAGAATGTAACGTTCGAAGAGTACATTAAAAGTCAATTTGATTTCAACGAGGAAATTAAGAAAGCTGTAGACGAATTTACAGATGGCATTCGTAAACAGGTAAATGATTCCATGAAGGAAGCTTTCGATAATTCCACGAAGAACATGCTGTCAGCTGCCGTTCTTAATATTTTAAATGCAAACGATACTTATCGAAAACTTGAAAACAATATCAAATGTATTGCGGATAAACGAGAATAAAGAAATATGGAAGAAGAAATTTACGAAGTAGGTTATAAAAACTGTTCATACTGTGAGACTACGTATTATGAAAACGATACGGGATATAGAGAATATGGATGTTCTCTCGAAACAGGAAACGCAGATGACAACGTGTGTGTCGGAGGATATTTAGAAGATGGATGTCCGATTGCATTTAGATATTGGGTAGATGAGTAATTGTATGAAGATGGAATATTGGAAACCGTGGAACAGCCGACAACGGATGAACCTGAAATAATTCAGAATGCATGGAAGTTGAATGGGAAGATGTTCCGACGGAGCAGATGCAATTACCATTTACGAGGGATATAAATGTATAAAAACGCAGAGAGCTACCGCGATGAAACAGCCTGCCGGGCAATCATCGCGGTAGCAAGAGAAGAGAGAATAAAGCGCAGGAAGCTGCAGGAGGACAAGAATATGGAAAGAGAAAATAAAACCGGGGAAGTTTGGAGAACACGAACTGTCACAGGAACAGAGAAGATCGTGCTGGTGGTAGCAGACCACGGGGCAATGGCGTATGTAATTCACTTGGCGGAAGAAGGTGTACACACAGACATCGAGGTAAATTGCGAGGGGCTGCGGTACGGGTCCAGCGATCGAATGTACTATGTACCATCCAGAAGTTTTGAGGAATACCTCCGCACAGTAACAGATGAGCAGCTGGCAGATGTGAAAAACAAGCTTGCGGCGGCGATCGGGATTGAACCGCAGATCATAGAAAAGGATGTAGCCCAGAAAGTGCCTGTGGAAGCTCCGGGCGTTGCAATTCCCGCAGAGCCGCAGAAGAGGTGTGATGCGGAGGTGCAGGAGCTGATGATTCGAGCGGAAAGAGCAGAAGCACTGCTGGAAGAGTACAGAGAGCTGTATAAACAGATGCTTGCAAAAGTGTAATTGCTAGGAGGTGACACTAATGGATAAAAAAGACATTGTTGTAGTCATTGAAGGGTGTATGTGGTTTCTTAGTTTAGTGCTTTTTCTTCTGGCAAGCGTTGTGGGAGCTATCGGAAGGTTTGAACTGACGATTCTTTCATTTGCATTAGGTGTTGCAGCGTTTTTTTTGCATTATTTAAGGCAATGATCTTCTTTCTTGTAATAGTGCAGCAACAGGGAACTGCATCAGAAAGTAATCGAAAAAATCTGACGATTAAAAAGGGATAAGAAAATGGACGAAAATGATGTCTTAGGGCTGTTGGGCATAATAGCCGCTACAGCTTGCCTGATATTATTTATTCTGGCGGGGAGTATGGACTCCGCCAGAAGCATGGGAGATGTGTTAATACTCTCAGGTTTTGCTGGGGTATTGGCTATGATTTTCTTTGGAATGTGTGATTGATTCGTTTTATTTTATAAAAACAAAAAGCGAGTATTTAGGCGAATAATCCGGAAAGGGAAGAGGAAATGAAAGAACAGAAATTATATGTGTGCGATTTTTGCGGTACACAGTACAAGGATAAAGAAAAGGCGCAGATATGTGAGAAAGGGCATAAAGTGTATAATAGAATTTCCGATGTCAGATACCACGCCGGAGTAATGTTACCGGATCGTGTGGAAGTTGAGTTTACGGACGGATCGCGTCGCTGGTATAAGTTCTAAACGAAGATTGTACAACAGTATATGAAACTGGTATCAAAGCTAAGTTGAAAGAAATTATCTAAATTAAAGTTTAGTGGAGGTAAAAAGAATGTATAAAGAGGAAAATATTGACACAGATAAGGCTCTTAAAGCGATTGATGAGTCAAGAGTAATGCAGGAAAGAGCCTCACAGCTTAGATCGGAAAAAGAAAGATCTTACATGGAGGGATTGAACAAAGGACTTGATATTGCTGAAGATCTTTTTAAATGCACAAATTATGAGAAGACGGAACAAGAAGCAACTTATACAGATGGTGTCTGTGATGCATTCTATGAACTTGGAAAAGAACTTGATATACCGACTCAGGATATAAGGGACAATATATCATCTGTGGATGAAGCATGTGCCTTGTTTGCAGACAGGATACGGGAAGCAATATCAGTAGATAAGGATCAATGTAGATAGGGATCATTGAAAATGGAAGGTACAGAGAAAAGGGAGGTAAAATAAATGATTCATGCAATATGTGATTTTTGTGGAAAAGATTGTGACAGGACAGCAACTTTATTATCAATGACACCTTTCCAAAATTTTGCAAGGTATCATACCGACAATAAGCCATATGGTACAAGTGCAATGACAAGGAGTTTTGTGATTTGTTACGACTGTTGTAAAAAGCATAACCTTCCGAATCCATATGAAACTTATTCCTGTATTACAAAGCAGGAAGGAAAGTATGAGAAATGCCTTGATAATTACACGGATTCTGATCTTATCGAAGATAAAAAGTATGATAAGAGGTTTGAGTAAACTGGAATTTAACGGAGGAAGTGAGAGTGGAACCGATGGATAAGAAACTTTTATCCGACTACATAGACGCCTGTGAGCTGATCCGGTAGACCGAGAAGCAGATCAGGAGGAAGCTCTTTGAAGGGCTGACGTGGGAAGAATCGAAAAAATCTGACCTGATTAAAGAGGGATAAGAAAATAGACGAAAATGAGCATTTAGAGGAGGAATAGAAAATGCCTATATACAGAGAAGTAAGCACAGAGGTTTATTGCGATATATGCGGCGAAAGGATCATAGGATGGAATATGGCAGGGACCGGAATAAGTAAAATATGGGCGGCATATTATGCAAGACAAGAGGGCTGCACAACGGGGAAAAAGATTATATGCAAACAGTGCCGGATAAAGCAACGAATGATAAAGTGCGGTTTACAGAAGAGACATGGAACTGCAGGAAAAGACGGGAGCGGCGCTTGTTTGGGCTTTGGCATTGAGTGGGACGACGAGCCTATAGAGCAATGCAAACGCTGTATCGCGTGTGCCTCTTTTGACTGGGACGCAGAAAAGAAACGGTTAAGTCTTTAAGCTGAAATTTAAAGGAAGGAAAGAACTATGAAAAATTGGAAATTACCATTGATTATCGTAGGAGCAGTAGTGGCAGTAGTTTTTTGGTGTGTGTTTGGAGTGCAGTCAGTACAGAACCGGGCAATCAGCCTTGAAGAATCGGTCTATACCGCTGAATCTGACATTAAAGTGCAGGAGAAACGCAGGGTTGACTTGGTTTATAATCTGGCAGACTGTGTAAAACAGTACGATAGGCACGAATCAGAGACACTGACTGGGCTTGCAGATGGAATGAGCGAAGGGAACAGTGTAGAAGATGTAAATACTGTGATCGCGGCAGTTACATACGCTTATCCAGAATTGAAAAGCAATGAGAATTATAAGCAGCTCATGAATGAATTGTCTATTACCGAAAACATGCTTGCCCAGTACCGGGAAAATTACAATAAATCCGTAACAGCTTATAACAGGTATGTAAAGAAGTTTCCAGCAAGAATCTTCCTCGACTGGACAGGCTATGAGGTTTTGCAATTTCAGCGGTTGGATTATCAAGCACCTGTTGACGCGCCTCAAGATTTATTTGGGGAATAGCATATGGAAATAACCAAACGTGAAATCATAATCAGCGTTGCAATAGCAGCAGTCATGTTGATAATCGGCTCCTTTATATCCGGGGGAATAACCGATATGCAGAATGACAAAAACGCTGAATATCAAAAGGCGGTACAGATTGAGACGTCAGAGTTATTACGGTATGGAATGGATACCAATGTAGGGAATGCTTTTGTATATGGAGATTTACAGGCAGTCGATACAGTAACCTTTGATGAAGTTGGAGGAGAATATCTGCATATAGAAAAAGTAAAGGAAAGATATGAAAGGCATGAAAGATCGGTTACAACAACTGATTCAGAAGGCAAAGAACACACTAAGACAGAAGTGTATTACGAATGGGAAACAGAGGATTGGGAAGTCAGGCATTCGGAAAATATTCGATTTTGTGGTATTGAATTTCCATATGAGAAAATCCCGTATTCTCTGGACAGTTACATAGAGACAATAAAATCTGGGAGAGAATATAGTTGGAAGTCTGGGGAATTTGTAAAGGTACGGTTCAGGTATTACGGGACATCCCCTAAGCATACAGGGACCATATATACCAAATTATCGGACGGGACGATTTCAAATAATTCCAGATTTTTCCGTGGATATACCATTGAGCAAGCATTAGACAGCTGTACGCATAGTGTTGCGAATGGAATGTTCTGGGCTTTATGGATAGCTCTGACTGCAGGTGTTGTAACTGAATTTTGCTATTTGGATAATAGGTGGTTAGAAGATTAAATTAACGAAACAGAGGGGAAGCCGCAGAATTACACCTAACCGGTCAGATCCGGCGCGCCAGCTTGTGTGCTGGTTCCCTCTGTCTACACAGATAAATCCTGCGGGACTGGGATAGGGTAACAAAAAAATAAAGCAAAAAGAAAGAAGGTGGGGAATGTGGGAACAAGGGACACATACTTTAATGGTTACGGTCTGACATACAATGAGGTAAAAAAAATAGAAGACAAGTGCAAAAACGCAAAGGGTAGGGAATTGGAACTGCTGCTTCTGGCTGCGGAAAGCGCATATGCAGAGTTGGCGCAATATCTGTTTTTTAGCCTGACATCAGGGCTGGGGTATGACAACATCTCAAAGATATGCAACATCCCTATCGGGAGGAAAGATTTTTATGGGTATCGCAGGAAAACGATATATCTATACAACAGCTATATGATACTGGAAGGACATGCAATTGTGTAAAAGGGGTACGCGGATCAGGAAACGAGAATGGTAAAATAGAATAATAACTGTATGGGGGTGTGATATGAATTGTAATGCCGTCATGAAAAAGCTTCAGCGCGCCATACTGTCAACGGGGCTCGTAATCAAAATTTCTACCAGCCAATTTTACAGCGAAGAGCAGGACAGATTTTTACGGTTACCAGCGGCTTTTTTATCACCTGCTGGATATAAACATGAATCGGGTACAAAGAGAACCGGAAGAAATGGTAAAATCAGAGAGAATAGGAGCATGGAACATGGATATAATTAACATCGCACTGAAAGACTTAAAACCATACGAGAATAACCCGAGAAAGAACGATGATGCTGTTAAATACGTTGCCGAATCCATCAAAGAGTTCGGGTTTAAGGTTCCGATCGTGATCGATAAAAACAATGTTATTGTTGCAGGGCATACAAGATATAAAGCTGCAAAAAAGCTTAAAATGAGTGAAGTGCCGTGCATAATTGCTGACGACCTGACAGATGAGCAGATAAAGGCGTTCCGGCTGGCAGATAACAAAGTAGCTGAAAAAGCTGAATGGGATTTTGACCTGCTGAATGCGGAACTTGACGATATTATCGACCTTGACATGGAATTGTTTGGATTCGAGGATGCATTGCAGGACGATGCCGAGGAAGCTGTTGAGGATGAATTTGAGGTAGAGTTACCTGCAGAGCCGAAATCTAAACTGGGCGACATTTATCAGTTGGGCAATAATAGGCTGATGTGCGGTGATAGCACGGTGCTGGAAGACGTAGAAAAACTGATGGGGGGGGAGCAAGCAGACATGCTGCTCACTGACCCGCCATACAACGTAAATTACGAAGGGAAGACCAAAGACAAGCTTAAAATCAAAAATGACAAGATGGGCAACGATAATTTTAGGCAGTTTTTGACAGATGCTTTTAGCAACGCAGACATGGTTATGAAGCCGGGCGCGGTCTTTTACATTTGGCATGCGGACAGTGAGGGATATAATTTCCGAGGGGCGTGCTTTGATGCCGGCTGGACTGTAAGGCAGTGTCTTATCTGGAACAAAAACAGCATGGTGATGGGACGGCAAGACTACCAATGGAAGCACGAGCCATGCCTGTATGGCTGGAAAGAAGGAGCTGGGCATCTGTGGGCTTCAGACAGAAAGCAGACAACAGTAATCAATTTTGACAAGCCCACACGAAATGACATGCACCCGACTATGAAGCCGATCCCGTTATTTGATTACCAGATTAAGAATAATACAAAGGGCGGGGATGTAGTCCTGGATTTGTTTGGGGGATCAGGGACAACCATCATGGCGTGCGAACAGAATGGAAGGCACGGCTACTGTATGGAATACGACCCACGGTATGTGGATGTTATTGTCGACAGATGGGAAAAGTTTACAGGGGCAAAAGCTGTTTTATTAAATAAATAATGTTTTTGCATAGCAGAATAACCCGGGAGGAGAAATGGAAGCAATAGGAAGAGTGTGGATATTGGATGATCTTGGAAGAATAAGGATTCCAAGGTATGTACGGAGAAGGTTGAACATCCAAGAATCAGATCCGTTACAAATTTTTATTGGGGATAACGATGAGATCATCTTAAAAAAATGTCAAGCAGAAAATGAGCATTTAACTGAAAACAAACAATAAATAAAAAGAGGGAGTATATATGTCTGATAATATAAACAAGGGCGGACGAAAAAGAATACCAATTGATCAAAAAGTATTCGAGAACTTATGTTCGATTCAATGCACGCTTGCGGAGATTGCGGCAGTTATTGGATGCAGCGAGGACACCGTTGAAAGATGGTGTGTGAGGACGTACAAAGAGGGATTTGCGGAGACTTATAAAAAAAAGAGCCAGAAGGGCAAAGCAAGCCTGCGTAGACTCCAGTTCAAGCATGCAGAGACGAATCCGACAATGGCTATTTGGTTAGGCAAGCAATGGTTAGGACAGCGTGACCAGATGGAGGTCGAGGCATCCGGAAAGGTTACGATTGTTGACGATATCCCAGACACGGAAACAGAAAAGCAGGAAGACTAAATGGAAGTACAGCAGGCAGCAAGGATAAAGCTGACAGACTTAATTGCTCCGGCTTTTTACAAAGTGCATAAGGACATAAAGGAAGGACGGCACGAGTACTATAACCTGTACGGAGGACGAGGATCGGGAAAGTCCTCTTTTGTGTCTGTAGAGCTCCCGCTTGGCATGATGCAAAACCCGGAAGCAAACGCGGCAGTATTCCATAAATTTTCCGCAATGCTGCGGGATTCTGTTTATAACCAAATTCAATGGGGTATAGATGCGCTGGGCGTATCGGAGTACTGGCGCGGCAATGTAAACCCGATGCAATTTACCTACCTGCCAACAGGGCAAAAGATCATCTTTAGGGGTCTGGATAAGGCACAAAAGACAAAATCCATTAAGGCAGCCACAGGATTTTTTAAATATCTCTGGTTCGAGGAACTGGACATCTTTAAGGGACCAGAAGAGATCCGAATGGCGGAGCAGTCAGTTCTGCGTGGCGGTCATAATTATGTCGTGTTTAAAACGTTTAATCCGCCGATCAATCGTAACAACTGGGCGAATAAATATGTGCAAATTGAGGATAGACGGGCATACAACCACAAAAGCGACTACAGGAGTGTGCCGCGTGAGTGGCTGGGAGATGAATTTTTTGACAGCGCAGAGCACTTAAGGCTCACAAATCCGCGCGCCTACGACCATGAGTATCTAGGAAACGCAGTTGGGACAGGTGGAAACATATTTGAGCTTCTTGAGTTGCGCGAGATAACAGACGACGAAATAGCCCGGATGGATACGATTTACCAGGGCGTTGACTATGGGTGGTATCCGGATGCGTATGCATTTGTCAGATGTTATTATAACGCGGACAGCGAGACGATTTTTTTTATTGACGAGCATTACGCCAACAAAGAATCGAATGAAATAACGGCAAACTGGATAAAAGAAAAAGGTTATACGGACTACCACATAACCTGCGACAGCGCCGAACCGAAATCTATTAACGATTACCGAAGCATGGGACTTCCGGCGCGGCAGGCGATAAAAGGACCAGGCAGCGTCGAATATGGAATGAAGTGGCTGATGCGGCGAAAAATCGTTATAGACAAGCGCAGGACACCGAATGTATTCCGCGAATTTACAGAATACGAATATGACCGGGACAAAGACGGCAACATCATTAGCGGTTATCCGGATGCAAATAATCATTCGATCGATGCTACACGCTATGCATTTGAATCTAAATTTAACCGCAGAGGTAACACAGCCTAAGAATACACGGCACAGGGGATTGCAGAAATGGGACTTATACAGACAATCAAAGGATGGTTTAATATGATATTTAAAAATCAAGCAGAAGATGATTTTAAAATTGAGAGCGCGAACAATCCAGCAATGGACGCGCTCATTTCGCGCTGCGCAAATATTTATTTAGGCAATCCGGAATGGATCGATTTCGAAGACGGTATACGGACGATAAATTTTGCAAAGACAATCTGCAGCGAGACGGCACGACTTGCGATGTTGGCAACATCAATTACGATTTCCGGATCAGCCCGAGCGGAATGGCTGCAGAAGCAGATCAACGCGGTATATTGCAAGCTCCGACAGTGGGCAGAGTACGGATGCGCATATGGCACAATCTTTTTAAAACCAAACGGCAAAAGCTTTGATGTATTTACTCCGCAAAATGTCCTGCTGATCGACTACGACAATACCGGCATCAGCGGGATAATCTTTAGGGACAGCTACACCGCCGGGAAAAAGGTATATACCCGCCTGGAATACCACAGATTTACGACTACCCACACGGAGGACGGACGGGAGCTGCAGCCGTACATCATTAGCAACAAAACGTATGTATCAAAAAGCCCGAACTCTATCGGAGATCCGATACCGATAAAAGAAACGCGTTGGGCGGATCTTTTAGAAGAGACGCCGCCGATATTAAAAGCAAACGGGGAGCGGTTAGACGCGCCCATGTTTGGCATGTTCCGGACGCCACAGGCAAATAACATTGACATCACGACACCGCTCGGAATGCCGATATTTGCGGAAGGAATCGAAGAATCAAAAGATTTGGATATCGCATACAGCAGGAATGCTGGTGAGATATTTGACAGTAAAAAGCTAGCGTTAATTGATGATCGTATCATGGCAGCGAGCGGGACAAAGATCGGCGCAGAAAAGGACGTAAAGTTGCCGAAATACGTCAAAAACGTATTTGGGCAGGATGCAAGCACGTTTTATCAGGAGATCAACCCGACATTAAATACTGCTACTCGCCTTGCGGGACTGAATGCTATTGTGAGCCAGCTGGGATATAAATGCGGGTTTAGCCCCGGATACTTTGTTTTCGACCAAAAGACCGGCATGGTAACGGCTACGCAGGTAGAGGCGGACGACCGCCGGACAATCCAGCTAATAAAGGACGTGCGCGACAATCTGGAAAGCTGCCTGAATGATGCCATTTACGCAATGTCTGTATATGCGGATCTGTACGGGCTGGCACCGGTAGGCACATATGAAGTAGTGTATGACTTCGGAGACATAACCTACAACCGCGATGAAGACAGAACGAGGTGGTGGCAGTACGTCAACGCTGGGAAAGTTCCGGCATGGAAGTACTTTGTTAAGTTTGAGGGTATGTCGGAAGAGGAAGCGCGGGCAATGGTAGAAGAGGCACAGCCCAAAGAAACAGGGCTTTTCGGGGAGGAATAGGCATGGAACCGATAACCAGAGAAGAGTATTATCTTGCAAAGATTGCAGGGACATATAAGGGCAAGACACCCGAGCCCGTGACTATTGATGAATATTATCTTGCAACTATGGCGGGGGATTATTCCGGCAATACCCCGCAGCCCGTCACGAGATTGCAGTATTACATGGCAAAAGTAGCAGGAGTATGGGGCGGAAGCATCCCTGCACCTGTGACACGATTAGAATGTTACTGGGCGGCGATTGCCAGCGGAGAGGGAAAAGTCTTTCCACCTGTGACACGAGAGGAGCATTTCTTGGTGTTGGTAGCCGATGCGTACAGCGTTGTGCTCACAGTCGTTACCGGCAACCCCGCCCTCTTGGAAAATTCAAAGGGGAATCGTGGGCTGGAATCCCTTACCCTATACGGTAAATCAACGCAGGGGAGCACACCCTCCCCGTCCTATCCGCAGGAGATAGAGAGCGTAGGGCAGAGCGGGGAGATAGGCGTTGAGGTTGGCAATAATGGGTATATCCAAAAGGGGACTTATTTCCTTGATGTTAGACCATTTCCGCTGAAGAAAGGATATACGTATCACATTAAAGGCGAAAAGATAACTGGTAACGATATCAATTGTTTTGTGCTGAATGAGTATAACAAAAACTTTAAAAATAGTGCTGAATTATTTAATTACGGATATACTACCAAAAAATTAATAACACCAAACTCCACAGGAATTGTAGACGAAGAGTGTAGGATGCCAATGAGATATGACAGAGATGGATATACGTTTACCGTAAAAGCTGAAGGCTTATATCTGTATCAGGCTGTTAATGAACCTGCTAAAAATACAGACGAGTTTTATGTTGGTTATACTCCAAACATCGTAAACGAAGAATATAAAAAGCAAACACTCATCGTTCCAACACCCAACGGTCTGCCCGGAATCCACGTATCCTCCGGCGGCAATTATACGGACGAGAAAGGTCAGCAGTGGGTTTGCGATGAGATAGACCTTGCGAGGGGCGAGAGGGTGCAGTGGATTGGAGAATATGAGCTTACAGGGAAAGAAAACGTTGCAGATTTTGGTCTTAGACCTCGCGTCAGAATGGTCAGCATAACTATACCGGATGCATATATAGATGCTGGAAATCATGGTTCTCTAAAAGCTGTTATGTCAAACAAATATAAACAAGTCAAATTTGATGAATTGATAAATAATATCAATCTAATTGCGAGAGGACAACAGAGGAATATATGCATTAGCATACCCACGGATATCGGGATTGAAGATTTCAAAACGGATTTGTCAAATCAATATGCGAGTGGACGCCCAGTGAAGGTATTTTATAAGCTCGCCACTCCCATCCGCACACCGCTCCCGCCAGAAACAATCGCCGCTTATAAGGCTCTGCGAACCTACAGCCCAACAACGACCGTGATAAACGATGCTGGCGCAGGGATGAGCGTGGGATACGCAAAGATGAAATAAGGGTACGCCATAAAATGCAGGAGGTGGTAGAATGGAACTAGATACGAAAGTGGGGAACGTGGAGATTAAACTCGATACGTCCCGCATAGACGAGAATCTGCTGGAAGCCCAGAAGCTTTTGAACATGCAGGTAGTGGCGGACAGCGCCCCCTTCGTTCCATTCCGGCAGGGCGCACTAAGAAACAGTGTAAGATATCCTGACGGGGCATACGGCGGCATCATTGAGTATGACACGCCATACGCTCATTATTTGTACAAGGGCGTTGTGTACGGTCCGAATATCCCGCTTAAAGACGCAGAGGGGAACATCATAGGGTGGACATCCCCTCCCAGCAAAAGCCCGACGCAGAGACGGATTAAATATCACGAGCCGGGAACAACGTCTGAATGGTTCGAGGAAGCCAAAAGGCGGCATAAAGACGACTGGCTGAATCTTGTGAGAAAAACGGTGGGGAAAGAGTGATGCTGAGACCAGAGTATTTTGAAGGGAAAGCTGACCGGATATTAGAACTCTATGAACGGCTGGAAAACTTTATCCTGCGGGATATCGCCAGAAGGATTTTAAAATCCGGGAAAATCACAGCCACGGCGGACAGGTTGCTGTACAGGCTGGAGCAGTTGGGGGAAAGCCGGGATGAGATACAGCGGCGTATCATGGAACTGACAGACCTGAGCGAAAAAGAACTGCGGAAGCTCCTGCGTGGTGCCGTGCTGACATCGTGGGAAGATGATGCGGTTACACTGTCAGAAATGGGTATCGCGGCGCAGTCTCCGCTTGAAAATGCACGATATATGGCTGTTATTGAAGCAGAGTACATAAAAAGCCGGGCGGAGTTGAAGAACCTCACAAGGACGACGCTGGAACAAAGCCAAAAAGACCTTGTGTCGCTGCTCGACGAAGCCGATGTAAGGGTAGCAAGCGGAGTGCAAAGCTATCCCGCAGCCATAGCGGATGTGCTGGATGCGTATGCGGGACGCGGCGTTATGGTGGATTACCCGACAGGGACGCGAAGGACGCTGGAATCTGCGGTACGATGCTGTGTAGTGACGTCAATGAACCAGACAGCGGCGCAGCTGACAAACAGGTATATCGTGGACAGCGGAACAGAGTATGTGTTAACCTCGGCGCACCTCGGGGCAAGAGTAAGGCGCGACGGGCAGCCCTTGCTTGCAGGTCATGACGAATGGCAGGGCCGTGTATTTAAAATTGACGGAAGCGAGCCTGGATATCCGAACCTGCTGGAATCGACGGGGTATGATATTGATCTGACCACGGGAGAGGGCAGGGTTGTGGATATGAGAGGGCTGCATGGCTATAACTGTCGTCACGGTCATATGTTGTTTGACAAGCGGATGAAGAATCCGTGGAGGGACGCAGAAGGGAATCTGCTGGATGGAAGCGGAAATAAAATTACCGATGCTGAAAATCTAAAACGGTATGAGGACAGCCAGAAGCAGCGAGCTATGGAGCGCGGAATCCGAAAGACGAAACGACAGTTGATAGTAAAACAGGAAGAGCTTGCATGGGCGTCCGGCGCGGAACGGGAAAAGCTCCAGCAGGAATATGATAAGCTGGCTTACCGATTGCAGGGACAGAACAGGGCTTATAACCAGTATTGCGAAGAACATGGATTACAGCCGCAGTATGATCGGAATGCATTAGCGGGATTTGGATACCCGCAGCAAAAGGCAGCAAATAAAGGGGCAAAAAGATATGCGGAGAACGAACCGATTTGAATATTACAATCCAAACCCCTCGAAATGGCAAAGAGTAGGGGATTGCACTGTGCGCGCATTGTGCAAGGCTTTAGGGCAAGATTGGGATACAGTTTATGTAGGTTTGTCCGTGTATGGTTTTTCGTTGTCTGACATGCCAAGTGCTAATAGAGTCTGGGGCGCGTATCTGCGCGAGAACGGATTCCGCCGGTATATCGTAGACGACCACGGACAGCATGTTTACACGGTAGATGATTTTTGCCGAGACCATCCAGCAGGGACGTATGTGCTCGGGATAGACGGCCATGTGGTGTGCGTCAAAGATGGACATTACTGGGACACATGGGACAGCGGTCAGGAGATACCGATATACTACTGGGAGAAATAAGGAGATAGGCACTATGGAAACGATACAGGCTATTCTTGCTGTGTGCGGCGGCATTTCGGTGATAGGGGGCGCTGTGGCTGTGATACATAAATGGATATCCCCCGCGATTAAGCTCACCACGCGGGTAAAAGTCCTTGAAGAGCATGACAAGCGAGACTTTGAAACGATGCATGAGATTAGGGAGCGGGACAGCCTAATCATGGAGACATTGGTAACGATGCTTAACAGCCAGATATCAGGGAACAATGTTGAGCAGTTAAAAGAAACGAGGGGAAAGCTTATATCTTATCTGGCGCGGACGCAATAAGGGGAGTAATCTTGAAGGTATACGATTTTACAGTGTTTGAATTGGATTTTTTTCGCAAATACTGCAATTTTACACCTGAGGAACGGCGGCTTTTTGAATTACGGGCGCAGAATATTCCGCTGGAAAGATGTGCGGAGATGATGAACGTGAGTGTGTCCACCGTGAAAAGAATGAGCCAGCGAATAAACAAAAAGATAATACGGGTATGTTGATTTGATACTTTTGTAAGCCTTTGATGGACTGTCAGAGGCTTATTTTTTATGCCATAATTTAGCTATAGAAAGTCATTGAATTAGTCATAGGAGGCGCAGGCATGGCATTACCATATCAAGGATACGGCTATAACCCGTATCAGTATGGACAAGTAAATCCGCTACAGCCGCAGATGGACAGGCTGGCGCAGATGCAGGCTCAGTATCAGCAGCCACAGCAGATGCAGCAGGTAAATCAGGGGATCCTGTGGGTGCAGGGCGAGGCTGGAGCTAAATCTTATCTTGTCGCTCCAAATACAAGCGTCCTTTTGATGGACTCCGAAAACTCTAATTTTTATATAAAGACTACCGATGCCGCCGGGATGCCGACGCTCCGCACCTTTGCTTACAAAGAGGTCACGGTGAGCGCGAAAGAGCCACAGAAACAGGCGGAAGTGAACTTAGACGATAAATACGTTACTCGGAAAGAATACGACGATTTGAGAAGCAAATATGAAGAATTATATAGTTATCTCGAAACGGCAACAAAGCCGGAAGGAGGCAGACATGGCGAATCCCTTGTTTGAGGCCCTGAATGGTAATAGAATGGCCGGAATGCTGGAACAGTTCCAGCAATTCCGAAAAGAGATGGAGGGCAGAAATCCGAATGAAGAGATTAACAGGCTGTTGCAGTCTGGCAAAATAAACCAGCAACAGTTAAATCAAGCCCAGCAGATGGCGCAGCAGATGCAGGGTATGTTTAAAGGCTTTTTTAAATAGTACACAACCGGGTGCACACGGTTTTGTAAATACATTATCGAAGGAGATAATTACTATGACAGACGGTTTAACCGCTTCTGATGTTGCCGTATTAACCGGCGGCACAGGAAAAAATGACGGCTTCGGCGGAGATTGGGGTGCATGGATTATCCTTTTCCTGATTTTCGGTATGTTTGGCTGGGGCGGCTTCGGCGGCTGGGGCGGAAATGGTGGAGGAGCAAATTCTCCTGCATTTCAGGGTTATGCAACCCGTGCCGATATCGACGCAGCGCTGTCCACGCAGGGAATCGAAAACGGGATCCAGAACCTTTCCGGCCAGCTTTGCAACGGCCTTGCTGGCGTAAACGCCAACCTGTCAAATCTGGGTTATCAGATGCAGCAATGCTGCTGCGATACCCGTGAGGCTATTGCTGGCGTAAACTACAACATGGCAGCCCAGACAAACATCCTACAGAATACCGTAAACAACGGATTCCGCGATGTAATTGACGCGCAGAACGCCGGAACACAGCGCATCATCGACCTGTTTACACAGGACAAGATACAGTCTTTGCAGACCGAGTTACAGTCCGCACAGCTCCAGCTGTCTAACAACGCACAGACAAACAGCATCTTAAATGCTTTGAGACCTACACCCGTGCCGTCTTATCCGGTCATGTCCCCGTACACGTCCATCGTAAACCCGACAGGCTTTAGCTTTGGCGCCGGATGTGGATACGGAGGCAACACGGGATGCGGATGTTAAAACTTCAGACGGAGTATCTTCGTGGCATTATTTTGCCATGATGTTCGGCTGATGCCGTTATTCACAAAAAGGGGCAGGCTGAGAACGTCTGCCCCTTTTGAAATGAAGGGAGAATAAAATGATTGAGTTAGTAAACACAACGCCGGTCACGGTCCCAGTAGGGCAGTCCATCCCGTTTTCGGCAGTGGCAACAAAGGGCGGATGCGCAGAAAGACACAGGGTTGGAAGCGCGCAGATAACGCTTGTAAAGCCCGGTAGATATCTGATCACATTTTCCGGGAACGTCGCAGTACCGACTGGGGAAACGGTAGGAGAAGTGGCGCTGGGAATTGCCAGAGATGGGGAAATCCTCGGCGGCACGGTGATGCGTGCCACCCCTGCGGCAGTAGAGCAGTATTTTAACACATCGTCCCAGACATACGTCGATGTGTTCTGTGGATGCTGTGAAAACGTTTCCATCAAAAACGCAGGGACAATTCCTGTGTTAGTAGACAACCCGAATATAACAGCTGTTCGGGTTTGCGGTTAAGGAGGGCAGGCCATGAGTTACAAATTGATGCAGAACATCCGGGAAGAACTGGATAAAATCGCGGAAAAAGGTCTGAACACGGGCAATCTAGAGACCGCATACAAATTGATAGACATGTTGAAAGACATGGAAAATTTGGAATACTGGAAGTGCAAAGAGGGTTATTATAACGCCGTCCTTGACGAAATGGAAGGCGGATATAGCCAGAATGGAGAGTACAGCGAGAGGCGGAAACGCGACAGCCGTGGGAGATACAGCAGGGATGACGGAATGAGCATGACGGCTTATGACGATGGATCCTCCTATGCGCGACGTGGGGAGCACTATGTAAAGGGGCACTATAGCCGTGGAAACGGAAACAATGACCCTTATGATGATTACATGGAAAACAAGCAGTCTTATCGCAACGGCAAGTCTGAGGATTGCAAGCGGCGTATGCTGGCCGCTCTGGAAGAGCATATGGATGCACTGACGGAAGAGCTGGGAGATCTGTCAAAAGATGCAGACTGCCGAGAAGAGAGGGAGACCATTTCGCGGTATATCGAAAAATTACGAAAGATGATGTGAGTAAAGGCGGCGAGGAAACTTGCCGCTTTTGCTTTAAACATGGGTACGCCATAGTTTTTTTTGTTTGGTAAAATGTATTAAAGGCTATGGAAAGGAATGATCATTATGGAGATCAAAAGGGTATACTGTCCTGTCTGTAATAATAAAACGCGGTCAGCATTCCGCAAGGATACGACAGCGCATAATCTTCCGGTGTTTTGCCCGAAATGTAAAACGACCAGCCTCGTGAATATTGAAAACGGAAAGGCAGAGCCTATCGTCCGTTAAGTGCCAGACGCCAGACGCAGAGCCAGTGATTTGTAAGGATTTCTTACAGATTGCTGGCTCTTTTTTGTATTTGTATTTCCTCCTTTACAGCACACAGCCTTGCGGGAAGGTTGAAAATGCGGTTCGACTCCGTCTGTGTGCAATCCTGTAAATCGTAATTGCAGGAAAATCCATCCCATCTTTCTTTGTTTTTGCCACCGTGCATGGAAGCAGCCGGGTTCAAGCCCCGGCGCACGGTATAGGTGCATTGTTTAGACAGCGCCGATCATTACGCTTTTCGCCCGGTTCGCTACCCCGGGCGCTTTGTGGGATAGCTCAGGAGGTAGAGCAGCGGCCTTATAAGCCGTGTGTCATGGGTTCAATTCCCCTTCCCACAACTACCCCGCCCGTGGTTTATCGGGCTTAATCCATACCGCTGACGGGCGGTTAATCAATCACGTTTAGGAGGATAAAGATGCAGAATATTGAAGCAATTTTGACAGAACTGGGAATTGAGGTCTCGGCGGACAAAAAGGAAAGCCTTACGAAAAAGGTGGCGGAAAATTACGTCACGAAAGCTGAACATGAAAAGAAGCTGGGAAAGGCTGAGACTGACCGGGACACGTGGAAAGGAAAAGCTGAGACGGCAGAAAGCACCCTGAAAGGCTTCGAGGGCGTTGACCTTGAAACAATGCAGAAGGATTTGGCTGATTGGAAGAAAAAGGCCGAGGATGCCGAGAAAAACGCACAGGCGCAGCTGTATGAGAGAGATTTCACGGACGCTCTGAAAACGGAGTTTGAAGGAATTAAATTCTCGAGCGAAGCGGCAAAGCGCGCAATTATGGCAGAAGTCAAGGAGGCCGGATTAAAACTGAAAGACGGGAAAATCATCGGACTGAATGACCTCATAACCCAGATGAAGGAAAAGGACGCTTCGGCATTTGTTGACGATGAGCAGCAGAAAGCACAGCAGAATCAGGCACGCTTTACACAGCCGACAAACAAGCAGGGGCAGGGCGGCGCGCTGACGAAAGACCAGATTATGAGCATCAAGGATGCTTCTGAGCGTCAGGCTGCAATTGCTGCGAACATGAGTTTATTTAATTAAAGCAGGAGGGCAATTATGGGGGCAAAGGCCAATATAATCGGAACAACAGATATACAGGTAACAGCCAGAGAGCTGGACTTTGTTACGCGTTTTGAACGCAACTGGCAGCATCTGCGGGAAATCTTGGGGATTATGCGCCCCATCAAGAAGCAGCCCGGCGCAGTGCTGAAAAGTAAATACGCGGAAGGTACGCTCGAGGATGGTGCAGTAGGCGAAGGCGAGGATATCCCGTATAGCAAATTTACCGTAAAGGAAAAGAAGTATAAGGAGATGACCATCGAGAAGTATGCGAAGGCTGTTTCCATTGAGGCAATCAAAGATCACGGTTATGACAACGCTGTCCAGATGACTGACGACGAGTTTCTCTATCAGCTTCAGGCGGGCGTGACAAAGAAGTTTTACGACTATCTGAAAACCGGAACGCTCACATCCGAGGAAACAACCTTCCAGATGGCTCTTGCGATGGCAAAGGGCAAGGTGGAGAACAAGTTTAAACAGATGCACAGGAACATCACTGGGGTTGCCGGTTTTGTAAACATCCTTGACGTGTACAAGTATATCGGAGCAGCGAACATCACCATCCAGAATCAGTTCGGCTTCCAGTACCTGAAGGATTTTATGGGGTTCAAAACAATTTTCCTCCTTTCTGACAGCGAGATCCCGGCTGATACGGTAATCGCTACACCGGTGGAAAACATCGTGATGTATTACGTCGACCCCGAAGACAGCGACTTCGCGAAGGCAGGACTTGTGTACACGACCAGCGGAGAAATGAATCTGATCGGTTTCCACACGCAGGGCAACTACAACACCGCCGTATCTGAGGCGTTTGCGATTACCGGACTTACTCTGTTTGCGGAATACCTGGATGGTATCTCGAAAATCACCGTAAACGCGGGGGGTTGATGGCCGCCAGTACACCCCTAAATACTGACGGCGAACCGCTTTCCGGGGAAACAAGACGGAAGAGTAGGAGATAAGGAGGCCGACGGGATGGCATACACGACATTTACATTTTATGAACAGATCTACCACGGGAATGTCGTCCCGGCGGAGGACTTTGATCGTATCGCAGACCGCGCCAGTGACTTTCTGGACGTGATAACCTTTGACCGATTGGCTGACGGCTTACCGTCTGATGAAAGGGCGGCGACAAAGGTACAGAAGGCCGTGTGTGCGGTCTGTGATAAGTTATATCAACTGGAGCTGGCAGATAAACAGGCGCTATCTGCCGCTGCCGGGGGGACATCTTCCGGCGGGGCTGGCGGTGTTACTTCGGGAGTAATTACTTCCAAGTCTGCCGGTTCTGAATCAATTTCCTACGCTTCCCCGTCCGAAATGGCAAACGGCGCAAAGGCATGGAGCGCGGTCTACCAGGCGGCCGGGGATGCACAGGAGACAAACAAGCTTCTGGCAGATGCGGCAATGCTTTATCTGGCAGGAGTGAAAAATGATGATGGCGTACCGTTGTTGTACGCAGGAACGAGGTAGATATGGAGATGTTGTTTACAAATATGACCGGAATTTTGGCGGTTATCGGCGCATTAGCGTTTATCGTGTCGGTCATCACACAGGTATTTAAGGGTGTAGGCGTGCTTGCCAAAATCCCTACGGATATCCTTGTGCTTGTCCTGTCCATCGGGATTACAGTGACCGCGTTTGTAGCATATATGCAGTACATCCAGCAGACTATTATTTGGTACATGATTCTGGCGGCAATTCTGGCGGGATTTTTAGTTGCTTTCGTGGCGATGTACGGCTGGGAGAAGTTTGCAGAATTATGGAGCAGATTCAAGAAAGGCGAGTAGGCATGGGCTTTTTTACGGTTCCGTGCCAGAGGAATGCATGGAAAATTGCGTGAGAATCCTGGCGTTTACGGATAAATTTAACGAAGCTCTTTGTGAAATGAGGGATACCGATGAATGATGCGATAGTGACAATATTCAATTTTTACGAATCCAGCACTGCCGCCATCTGGTATCCCCATGTGCTTTCCGGCGTGCATCTTGAGACTGATCGGGGGCAGATCATGAAACTGTACGGGACAGACAGCACAGATAACGCACAGTTACATATCCCGTTCGGGGTTAAGAACGGGAGAAAAATTATTGTTGATACCGTCGGAAAAGAATTGCCGTGGCTTCCGCCGAAGGAATGGAACAGACAGGTAAATGATCTGTTGCCAGACAGCATTACATTTAATCCGTCTACAGACTTTTTCATGGTAGGAGCATGGGACGGTGCCGTACTCGTGAACGATGCAGATTATACAGACAGGCGATATGAAGGGTTTTATGCGTTTATGAATGCCGAAAAAGATTTTGTTTACCTGATATCGTCAGTGGGAGGACCGTATACGGTAATCCCGCATTTTGAAATCTTAGGGAAGTAGGTGGTGAAGGTGGCTGAACCTATCGGGAATGATGCTACTGGATATGATGTTCTGACGGCGGCGATGAAGTCGCTGCTTAACCAGTTTCCGGGGCTGTATCCAGATGAAGTAATTAAATTCGAGGAGCTTGGGACTGAAGATGGCATTGCGTTTTCCAATGATTCCGGGGCGCTGGTGTATACAGAAAAAGAAGATATACTCGGGCGGATATATCAGGAATGCCGGTATCCCTGCTTTGTAGTATACCGTTCGACCACGGGAGCAAGGGAACGACAGAAAATTACTATTCTGGAATTCCTGGATACGCTGGGTCGCTGGCTTTGCCACGAACCCTCCGGGATTGAAGGGAAAGAGTACGAAAAAGCGATATACCCAGATCTGACCGCAGGGCGGAGGGTTGAGCGGGTAACACGCGGGAACGCATATGGGACACAGCCGCAGGAGAATGGCGTGCAGGACTGGGTTCTACCGGTTACGGTTTTTTATAAAAATGTTATCGAGCCTGAAATTTAAGAAAGGAAAAAAGCAATGAAAAGACATTTGTTGAGACATTTTGTCGATGTAAAAATGGACACGACCTCTGAGGGGACAGCGGCAGACTACCGGCTTCTGGGAACGGGTATTACCTCTTTAACGGAGGAAATGAACCCCGAGACGGAGACGGTACAGTACATCAATCAGGAAAACGGATCTACGGACCTTAAATCCTATACGCCGTCCATCGAAGTTGAAAGGCAGAACGTAGACGAAGAGGATCAGGATCTTACAGACTGGTTTAACAAGATGATAGACACGCTGCCCGTCGGAGCTGATGCCATAACATCCTATGTCCGCGTGAGAGTTTCCGGCGCTGGACCTGAATATCCGGCAGTCCGCCGTCGCTGCGTTGTGAGTGTAGGTGGCACAGGTGGCGATGCAGGGTCAAACGTGACAGATACACTGACTCTGGGTGGCAGAGGTGACGGAGAAGCTGGAACGTTTAACGTAACCACAAGAAAATTCACAGCGACGCCCGCGTCTGAAAGGGCTTTAACGGAATAAGGAGGACAAGATGGGAGCAGCAAGTTTACGAGTAGACAGTGGCGTCAAACGCATTGAGGTCAACGACAACGGCGATTATATTGCGGTCAACATCTCTGACAACAGTTTTTTTAAGCGTTTTGACGATTTTGTGGCATGGCTGAATGCAAAAAACGAGGAAGCCGATAGGATTGCTAATGATTCTTCCGGTGATTTCACGGAACGCTTCGGAGCGTATGACGCTTTATGCAAAGAGGCCTGCGCTGAGTTGGATTCTCTGTTTGGGAGCGGGTGTTGCAAAAAGGTGTTCCCTGACGTGGAATCCCCGGGAATGGAGCTTATCGCGGACTTTTTAGACCAGATCATACCGATTCTTCAGGGCTTCGCCACTGAACGAAATCAGAAAATCACAAGCAAATACAGCCCGAACAGGAAAGGGGCGCGAAGCAATTAAATGTGGAATGTGCTGCTTGATAAATTCCCAACAGAATATGAGGGTTTCCGCATAGACGAAGCCTTCCAGACAGGGATCCAGATTTCACAGGCTTTGCAAGATCCGGACCTGTCAGACGATGAAAGGTTGGCTGTAGCGCTGGGGCTGCTGTATCCGTCAGAGGATGGGGACGGCAGCCCTTCTTCTTTACCCGATTTAAAAACTGCCGTGGATGGCCTTAGGTGGTTTCTGAGCGGGTGGTATACCGACAACCGCCCGAAGGATGAGGACAAAGTTCCGGTAACAGATTTTGACATAGACCAGTGGCGCATCTATTCAGCATTTCTGGAGAAGTACGGAATCGACCTGAACCGGTCTGACATGCACTACTGGGCGTTCATGGGACTGCTGTCCACGCTCGGTGAATGCGCATACACGAACGTCATAGCCATCCGGCAGCAGAAAATAGACCCTAAGATGGACACGCGTGCAAAACAGGCATTGCAGGAGCAGAAACAAATATTTGCAATAGAGCGGGAAGAGGAACTGACAGAAGAGGAACAGGAAGACGTTGACGCTTTTATGAAATGGATCAAGGTAGGAGGCTGATATGCCGAAATATGACGGTTCGATACGGATAAACACAAAAATTGAAACAAAAGATTTAAACAGCCAGATGATGCGCGTGTCTAATGCCATAAAAAAAGACAGCGCGGCTTTAGATTCTCTCAATCGCAAAATGGAAGAATTTTCGCAAAAGAAAATCCCGACAGAAAAATTTGCAGAATTACAAAGAGAGTTAGAAAAGGCAGAATCCGAGTATTCAAAACTGCAGGCCCGTATGTCACAAAAGGGGGCGGCAACGTCTGAGTATAAAGCTTTACAGAAAGACCTCGTTGCAGCGCAAGGAGAGCTGTCTAAGCTTGTAGCACGTCAGACAGACTGGGAAAACATGGGGGTACCTCAAACCGGCGGCGCATGGGACGTACTAAATGAACAGGTTGCAGCTGCATCCGACCGTGTGGATGATCTGAAAGAAAAGCTTCAGCAGATGGAGAACAGTGGAAAGGCGTATACCCCGAAGGTGGACAAGGCTCAACTGGATGAAGCGGCTCAAAAAGTAGATGAAATCAAGGCAAAAATAAACGCGGAGAAAGCATCCGGCGCTGCGTTTGTATCCCCAAAAGACACGGAAGAGTTTCAAAAAATGTCTGCAAAAGCGTCTCAGCTTGCCGGAAACATAGATGTTTCAAAGCGCAGGATGGCAGAACTTAACGCGAAGCAGAAGCCCATCAAAAAAGAATTTGACCGGATGAAGAATTCTGCCGATAAAGCATTTAAAACAGCCTTGTCCGGCGCGAAAAAAAACGCGGGGCTGTTCGGCACCTTTGCGTCAAGATTGAAAGGTATCGCATTATCGCTGTTGATATTTAACTGGATTACAAAAGCATTTAATGCGATGGTAGCCGGAATGCAAAAGGGGTTTTCAAACCTTACGAAATACTCCGCTCCGTTGGCAAATTCATTTCAGGCGCTAAAAAATTCGCTGGCTACACTTGGGAATGCGTTTGCTGCTGCCTTTGCGCCAATTGTCCAGATGGTAATTCCGTATCTCAATGCGCTTATAAACGGAATAGCGCGGGCAATAACATATGTGGCGCAGTTTATTGCCATCCTTGTCGGGAAAAGCACGTTCATCCGAGCGAAAAAGATACAGGATTCTTACAACGATTCCCTGAATGGAACAGCAGCTGCGGCAAAAAAGGCAGCCGGAGCTCTGGCAAAATTTGACGACCTGGATGTGCTGCAAAAGCAGGATGATTCCGGCGGCGGTGGAGGTGGAACACAGCCGAAAGACATGTTCGAGGAAGTCCCTGTTGATGCAGGAGTGAAGTCTTGGCTTGATGGGATCTTGGAGAAGCTGAAACCTATTCTTGACTATGTAAAAGAGTTAAAAGATGCTTTTGCGGAAGGATTCTGGGATGGTTTGGGGGATTTTGAATACCGCTTAGATATCATCAAAAATGGGCTTCAGCAAATCCGCGATGCATGGATAGAGATATGGTCAGATCCTGCGGTTGTAGGGGCTTCTGACAACTTCCTTAAAACTTTTATGTATATGTTGGGGTCCTTTACCGGCTCACTGGCGAGTATAGGGCTTACTCTAGCGGCGGCTTTAATCGGCGGGATGGGGGACTATCTTGAAAACAATACCGACCGGATAAAAAAATTCCTGATATCCGCATTTAACGTGGGGGCAGATATAAACCTCCTTCTGGCGGATTTGTTTCAAAGTATAGCCTATGTATTTGAAGCATTTGCAAGCGAAAACGGGATCCGCTTTGTATCGGCGCTGATAGGAAGCATTGCGGATGCAGCTATGGGTCTAGCTGAACTTGCGCTTAAACTGGGGCGGGACTTTTTACAAATGCTTATTGTACCGTTTACAGAAAACGCTGACGGGTTCAAGACTGCACTGGAGGGGTTACTAGGCGGCGCAGCAACCGTGCTGGAAGGATTTAAGACGGCTGTAGATAAAGCGTTTGATAGCCTGAATGCAATGTACGACGCTCATATCAAGCCATTATTTGATAGTATAACGAGCGGACTTTCAGAGGTTGTCAACCATTTTTTAACCGCATGGAATACACACATTCAGCCAGTTATCGACAGAATCGGGACTAGAATATCAGAGCTTCTTACGCAGTCTTTTCTGCCGGCTTGGGAAGCTATAATAAGAGGAGTTGGGTTGGTTGCGGATATTTTAAAATCTTTTTGGGAGAGTATTTTGCAACCGATTGTTGACTGGATTATGACCTACGCAGTGCCATTCTTGGTGCAAGGATTAGGGGTGCTGTTAGAGTTTATTATACTTGGAATTAAGACGATTGTTGATGGTTTTACAACCTTTATGACTTTTATAAACGATTGTTTAGAATTTTGGAAAGAGGCGTGGGCGGTTGCTTGGGATACGTTCAACGATTTCTGGAATAAGATAAAAAGTATTATTGACATCATGAAAACTGTATTTCGTCTGTTTGTAAAAGTTGTTAAGCAGCTGATTGATGGAGACTGGAAGGGCGCATGGAATACCGCGCAGGAAATCTTCACGATTTTTAAAACCAAAGTAGAAGGCGTCGTGGATTCTATAAAGGCGTTCTTGTCCGGCTTCTTTACATGGGTTAGCGACATGATTGCAGGCGTTATAGAGGAAATCAAGAACATCGGCAGCGGTATCAAAAACGCATTTACTGGTGGCGGATCATCGAAGCCGCGAACAATGTCCACGCAGCCGTATGCCATAAACGAAAGCTTTGCATCTCGTACCCTGCGGGATATCCCGGCGCTTGCATCTGGCTCGGTAATCCGTGGCGGCAACCCGTTCCTGGCGATTCTGGGCGACCAGCGGGCAGGGCAGACCAACATCGAAGCGCCGATAGGCACAATCAAACAAGCTGTATCGGAGGTAATGGCAGAGAGCGGCGGCGGATTTAGAACGGCAAGGATCGTCTTGCAGGTAAACGGGACAGATTTGGCGCAAGCTACACTACAGGATTTCTTGTCAGAAGCAAATAGGCAAGGATACAATCTGGAGGTGATCGGAGGATGATTTTCACACGCGGCATATACATAGATGGGGAGTTTTTTAACATCCCCATCGTGTCCATAAAAAGAAACGCGGATTTCCTCGACAAATTCGCCGAAAGAGTTGAAACGGGAGAACTCCAGCGTGAACTGATAGGCGTTTACTTTAATTACACAATGTCGGTCGGGAAGAGCAGCGCGTTCCCGGATGGCGTATATAAACGTTTCTGGGATAAGGTTACAGAGCCCGTCCCATTCCATGTTATTTCGCTGCCGTCAGATCCTGGTTATTACGAATACACTGCTTATATATCCAGCGTCTCGGATGAATACGAAAAGATAACACAGGACAGCGCTGCTTATAAAGGGTTTACCTGCAAGTTTACGGCGAAAGAGCCGGCAAGGAGACCGTAATGAAAACAGAATTTTATGTCGAATACAATCTGCATGACACGACTGCTCTGCCTGATGCAAAAGAAAGCACAGAGCGCAATGCCGCTTTTGGGGATATGGGGCTGTTTAAGTTAAAAGGCAGCCCACCCAACTACGCTACACTGGAGCACAATTTTTTCGCGCTGGATGGGAGTCTTAGCGAAATGCCAGACACGCCGACGGATATCCCGTTTTTTTCTGATGTGCAAGCGGGCGCAGATGGAATTTTCACAAAACAGCCTGTAATCAGAATAGATTTTACCGAAAATCATACCTCTATCGGGCTGACTTTTCATTTTTCGGAAACATTCCCGCTGGAGATGGAGGTGACATGGTACGACCTCGGCGGTACATATAAATCGCAAAAACGTTTCTTTCCGGACAAACTTGATTATTTTGCCAAAAACCAGGTGGAGGAATACGGACACATTGAAATTCGATTTGTACGTGCCCTACCGTGGCACAATGTAAAGTTAAACTATCTCGAGTATGGCACAACGTTTATCTGGGGTCCGGATGTCATAAAAAGCGCGAAGCTCGTAAATGACACAGATCCTATCAGTAACCAAATCAAGACGGACAAGATTACGTTTGACTTTGTTGACCCTGATGATGATTTTAATATTGGCAAAATCGACGGGTTGCACAAAACATTGCAGAAAAAGCAGAGAATGTTACCCTATGAAATCGTTGACGGCGTGAAGATGCCGCTGGGCGTGTTTTTCATGGAATCTAACAGTACCACCAAAAATGTCACCCAAATATCGGCGATCGACTACAAAGGGATGCTTGCTAATGTGGATTTTAAAGACGGGCGGATATACGCCGGAGAAACGGCGGGAAGTGTGATCGAAGAGATTATGACAGCGGCAGGGATTGAAGATTATACAGTAGAGGAAGAGGTGGCGAAAACGCCCCTGTATGGCACGCTTAAAATCCAGACCTGTCAAAAAGCTCTGCGTGAGGTATTGTTCGCTTGCGCTGCGATTATGAACACATCCCGCCGGTCTAGAATCGAAATACGAAAATCGACCAGAAAAATATCGACAACGATTCCGCGCAGCCGGAAATTTTCCACGACGTTAAAGGCAGATCCTTATGTGTCAGACGTAAGCGTAAAATATAAAACGTGGGTGTTGGACGCGGCGGAAAGCGAGATTACGAAAGGCACATACGATCCTGGGATACATACAATTCAGCTCACAAGCCCGGCAGCGAACATGAGCGCATCTGCTGGAAGGATTGTTAAACAAATGCCGTACTATGTTGTGCTGGAAATCGCTGGAAACTCCCGTGCAGAGGTCACGATCACGGGGCACAAATATGTTGGTACAGAGCTGGCTACACTGTCCAGAATCGAGCATATAAAGTCCGGTGAAGTGCGGAACACGAAAACATTTTCCGGAACGCTTTTAAATTACGAAAGCGCACAGAAGGTTGCAGACAATATCCTGGATTATTACCAACTCCAGCAGATCATCCAGACACGTCATTTGTCCGCAGAGGAAAAAGCGGGGGACTGGGCGGAGGTTGAAAATACCTTGAAAATGCACGGAAATTTTGTTGCCTGTATAGAATCACTTAGTGTTGACCTTACAGGTGGATTTGTGGGTACGGCAAAATGTCGTGGATATTATAAAATAACATCAGAAGAGTATTATTCCGGCGAGCTGTATGCTGATGAGGAGGTAGGGATTGTCTGATGGAATGGGTGTATGACCGAACGCAGGCGGACGTTGAACGGGTAAAGGCTTTGAATGATAAATACGCTGCAGGGACAATCTCCGAAGAAGAAAAAAGGGAATGGGCTGCCGGAATGAAGGGAGCTTTGAATGCAGCGGATTTGAACCGGATCGAAAGTAACATCCGTGAGATCGCTGAAACTTTGGCGGTAAGCGTGACGGTAAAGATGTGGGGAGCTGATCAGATTCCGCGAGCAAGTGATTTTAAACGGATCCGCGACAACGTGCAGCGGATCCGTGAAGCGTGGAGTGCTCTGAAAGATACACCTGCCACACCAGACCCGCCGCTGACTACTTATCAAAAATGGAACGCCATAGAACGGATCTTGCACGATATCAAATATGTATATGACAGAGTTATGGGCAGTTATTATTATTGCGGCGATGAAATCTACGCCGGGGAAGGAATAGGAATTTTATAATGGCAGAAACATGGTTTGCCCCGAAAGAATGGAAAGCCCGCCTTGTGGAATTTGCAGGACGTAGGCTTCTGAGAAACGTTGCAAACGGAGAATCAACAACGTATGACGTTTCCCGCAGTGAGGGACAGGTGTCTCAGGAGGGCGATGCGTTTAACACTAAAAACATGAACGACCTCGAACAGCGAATCTCGAACGGATTTGCGAAGGCAAAGACCAATATTGATTCACTCAACGACAATGGTGCGATCAAAGGCATGGACGCTAGAGAGGACGGGGTTTATATCACATACTCCACTGGTGCTGATACAGTAACAAAAAAATTGGGTAAGACAGATCGGCATGTTATTAAATCAGGGGTTGGAAATGGATCGTTTTCTGTTGCCCATATATCCGGCTATGAAAAACTGACTGCAGAGGACTTTGCTTTTGTAGTTACAAATGCCAAAACATCGAGCTCACACAGAGATAGCGACTATGGAGGTAGGGCAGCTTATGATCCTGTTGCCACTTGTTCGCCTACCTTGAGCTATGATGCATCAAGTGGGACTATCACAATTACCGGATGTGCAGGCAGTAATTCTGTGAACGGACCAGCAAACTCTGTGGAAAACAGAGGGGTAGGATTAACCGGCACAGTGTATTTTTACGGGGATATGTAGAAAAAACCTAAAATACTAACAGAAAAGAGGTAAAAATATGAGAAAAATCGTATTTAAATCTGGGAAAGAATTGGAGATTGATGGAATTGTCCAAAGCGGGAAAACCTTGCAAATCTCTATAAAAAGCAGCGATACAAAAAGCATAATTGACATGTTTTCGAACGCTGAGAATACGGCTGTGATGCGATATTATGTTGGGACTGACCTGATATGCGGATATGCTGGGTTTAAAAAATTCGTGAGTTTGAAATATACGCCTGACGTGATAGCGTCCATCAATTACGAGCAGGAGGACGCAACCACAGAAAGCGGGTTTGTGGAATCCCATGTGGCTATATGTACGGTGCATATGGAAAAAGCTGAAGAAGCAGGGCTGCCGGAGGGACTGACTGATAAAGTCGCAAAACTGGAAAACGATGTGTCCAGCATCACGTCCGGCATCAACGAAGTTAACGGAATCTTGGAGGGCGAATGATATGTTTACGGAAAAAGCGAAAGAAAATCTCCTGGCAATGCTAGAGCAGGCTAAATTCAGCGCTGTGGATAACACGGATGCACAGGCTTTGCTCGTGCCGTCGCTGTACCCTGAATGGGAAGTACTGAAGGACGGAACACATCTGACAAAAGGGCAGCGGTGCACTTATAATAAAGTGCTGTACAATGTCCTGTCTGACCACGATAAACAGGAGCAGTGGACTCCGGAAGCGGCACCGTCCCTGTTCGCAAAAGTTCTTATCCCAGACCCAAGCGTAACGCCGGACTGGGAGCAGCCGGGAAGCACAAACGGATATAAAAAAGGCGATAAGGTAAAACACAATAGTAAGGTCTGGGAATCGCTTGTTGATAACAATGTATGGGAGCCTGGATCTGTAGGAACAGATAGTGTATGGAAAGAAGTACAGGAAGGATAAGGTAATCCGATTATCTCCCGGCGCGGGGTTAAGCGTTATTCAGGGGCGGCTACGGTCGCCCTATGTTTTGTGGAGGATGTATGATGTGGAAAGGAATTGACGTATCAGACAATCAAGGGGCAATAGACTGGGCACAGGTTGCAGCGGCAAAAGTTGCATTTGCAATCCTGCGCAGTGTGCGCCGATCAGGCAAGGAAGATCATCAGTTTGCTGCAAATCTGGAAGGCTGCCGAAAGCACAATATACCATTGTCTGTATATAAGTACACCTACGCAGCCACGCCGGAAACGGCGCGTGGAGAAGCTCAGCAGGTCGTAGAATTATTACAGTCTCACGGTCTGACCGGAACAATGGTCTGGTGGGATGTAGAGGACAAAGATGTGTTGCATCCGTTGGGCATTAAAAAACTGACAAAGTGCATCAGAGCGGCACAGGAAGTCATCACGACGGCGGGTTACGGATTTGGGCTATATATCGGGCTGTATGTTTATAAGGAGCGCTGGCTGGACTTTGACGCGTTTGCTGGGACACGGCTGTGGGTGGCTCGATACTACAAAGGTTATCGCACGATGCAGTTTGATGACGAGCCGGATCAGGAATACAAGCCCGATGTTGGCAGCGATATATCTGGATGGCAGTACACGAGCTGTGGAGAGATTCCAGGCATCAAGGGAGATGTAGACCTTGACATGGCATATGGTGATCCTGCAGCATGGTCGCAGCCTGCGGAAGAGCCGGGAGTGATTTATACCGTATCTGTGGCAGACGTCTGGACACGCGCGCAGGCAGAGGTTATCCAGCAGCAGTTTGCGGCGATGGGAATAAATGGGATTGTCCATAAGGTTAAGATGTTGGAGTGAAGAAAAAACCAGAATAAAAGCAAAAAGCCGAGAGGACATTCAAAGTCCTCCCGGCTTTTTGCTTTTACGGTCTGAAAGGGGTAACCCCTCCGAAATACCCGCTTTTTAACGTCCTTACGACAATTTATTAAATACATCTACTGCCACTTGCTGCATACCAGGAATTAAATGGCTATAAGTATCCATAGTTGTGCTAATTTTTGCATGTCCAAGTCTTTCTTGAACTATTTTGGGATGTACATTCGCTGCTAGCAAGATGGAAGCATTGGTATGTCTTAACGAATGAAAACTATGATAGGTTACATTTGCCGCCTTACACATCCTTTTAAATGTCTGATAAACTGATTGCCTACTAAGCATAGTTCCATCATTTTTACAAAATATAAATTCCCCATTATGTTCCATTGCTTTAAACATCTCCATAGTAATGTTATCTAAGTCAATTCTCCTTCGTGAATATTTGGTCTTTGGCTCACAAATTTCCGCATGTCCGTTTGAATAGCTAGATAATGTTCTTTTAACTGTCAAAAAATTTTGTTCAAAATTTATATCCTCCCATTTCAAAGCAAGTATTTCTCCGATTCTCATTCCTGTTCTATAAGCAAGATTAACTATATCTTTCTTCTGTTTTGAATACCCTCTCACGGACAATATCTTTTCTATATCTTCTGCTTTAAATACTTTTAATTCTTTAACGCATTTATCTTTTGGAACTTTTATGTCTCGATATGGATTTTTTAAAATATACTCATTTTCCAATGCATATTTAAACGATTGTGACAATACCTTTGTTATGTTAATAACTGTTTCTTGCTTTAATCGCACAGATTGTTTTATAATTAAATCTTGCAGCATTTTTCTTGTTATTGCACTAATATCACAATCTCCAAGTTCTGGGCTTATTCTGTTTTTTATTGTATATAAGTAATTATTGTAACTACTATTTCGAATTTCCATATGTTTCTCTTTTATCCACAAATCCAATAACTCTGAATATTTCATAAATTAAATCCTTTCGTTTGCCATAGGCGGAAACCCACCACCTTCAGGTGGTGGGAGGAACAAACTTTCCTTTCTTAATATATTAAAATGTGTTATGCCATAAACACACATCATTTATTATTCCATTAGAAATCTTAAATAAAAACTGAGTAGAGTTTTCAGAATTAATATAAGCTAACGCATCGTAACCGTAGTTTTCGGATTCCTTTACGATTACTTCTGTTTCGCCTTCTTCTTCAAAATCCTCAAAAGCGCAAATAATTTCATCTGCATCAAATTCT